ACTATCAGCCTCTTCACATTACAGCCTCGACGGCACTAAAGTTACTCTTTCTTCGGGGGCTTCTGCCGGTGACATAATCGAGATTGATACTAATGAATATAAGTTTTTTAGATATGTACCTTTCGCCGCGTGGGCCCCATATACGACGGGAATCATACACAAGTTTAAAGACGGTATTCGTCAGGTTAAGAAACTTCGCCATGTTAGTTTTAATTTTGGTGATGGTAACAAGATTTGTTTCGTGGATGGTGTTAACAACGCTGTTGTTTTCGACGGAACTAACTGGAAGGCAATTAACCCTTCTAACTCCGGCGGATCATCCAGTCCCGGAGGAAACCAAGCACTAGTAAGACCTGAGTTAGTAGACGCATTTGAGAACCACTTGTTCTTAGGTGGAGACAGAGTAGCTCAAGCTACAATCGCTTACTCCGCACCACTAGATCCTCTGACTTTTACCGCTTCCGCTGGCGCTGGGCAGTTAGCAATTGGTTTCGACGTAGTACAGTTTAAACCCTTCCGTGGTGACTTATTTATTTTTGGTACTAACGGTATTAAGAAAGTTTCCCCCGACGTAACAGCCGGGTTTGTTCTAGACCAGATCACAACCAACGTAGGTTGTATTGCAAGAGATTCGGTGTTGGAGTTAGGGGGTGATCTTGTCTTTCTAGCACCCGATGGATTACGACCGGTAGCGGGTACAAGTAGAATTGGTGACGTTGAGCTAGAGACTATCTCTAAACCAATACAGCAATTACTTACTGCACTACCGCAGGATTACGATCTAGAAACACTTAACGGAGTAGTCATCCGAAGTAAGTCTCAGTTGAGATACTTTGTTGGAGATGACGATATATTCACTCAAGACAGCTTCGGTATTATCGGCGGTCTTAGGTCAGCAGACCAACGACTAGGATGGGAGTTTGGTGAATTAGTTGGTATCCGAGCGAGTTGTTGTGACTCCGCTTATGTAGGATCCAGCGAACTAGTTTTACACGGAGACTATAACGGGAAAGTCTACCAGCAGGAAAAGACTAACCAGTTCGACGGCCAAGATATCCTAGCCGTGTACGCAACCCCGTTTTTTGATTACGGCGACACCGAGGTCAAAAAGACCATGCGTAAAGCCAATACATTTATTCGTGCTGAAGGCCCACTAACTCTGAACATGGCTGTGACTTACGATTGGGAAGATCCCAATACAGCAAAGCCTAGTTCCTATTCACAAGAATCGTCGGGCGCACCAGTACGATATAAAGGGAAAAATATTAATTATGGCGGTACAAATATTAACTACGGGGGCACAGAAAAGCCCATCATTACAACGAGCTTACAAGGCTCAGGGTACGCTACTCAGCTTACCTTCGTTACTTTGGGGAATTTTAACCCTTACAGCATCCAAGGTATTGTTTTTGAATTTAGCATCGCAGGGAGACGTTAATGGCTGGATATACTAGACAATCGGTCGCGGACATTATCAACGGTGCTAATATTACTGCACCGCCACTTAATGCAGAATTTAACCAGCTTCTGGCCGCTTTTAACTCATCAACAGGACACTCACACGATGGTTCAACAGGGAACGCACCAAAGATACCGCTTACTACCTCCGTATCTGGTTATCTTCCTGTGGTTCACGGTGGTGTTGGCGGACGTAACAACACGACTGCCACGTCCGACCCAACAGCAACCAATGATAACACTGAGGGCTACGCCCCCGGCTCGTTGTGGATCAACGCCTCCACCGGCTATACACACCTATGTTTATACAACACGACGAACAACGCTAACTGGGTAACACTAGTTGCCGCTAGTTTCGGCACAGGTATTATTGCACCGAAGGTCACGAACACCGTAGATATCGGTACAGCCACATTACAGTTTAAAGATGTTTATGTAGATGGTATCGGATACATTGATAATATCAGTTCCGAAACTATGTCCAGCACGGGCAATACTTCTGTTGGTGGTGTTCTAGCTGTTACAGGTAATACTACAGTAGGCGGTACTCTAGGAGTAACAGGCCTAAGTACTCTAGCTTCATTGGGCGTAACGACTACTCTGACAGTAGGCGGTAGTGTAGGTATTACTGGCAACACAATCATGTCTGGTAACCTCACGGTTAACGGCAATACTACAATTGGTAATGCGGCCTCTGACACTGTAACAGTTACAGCAGACGTAGCATCTCACCTTATTCCTTCAGCAGACTCTACTTATGATCTCGGTGCTACCGGGTCTGAGTGGCGTAATCTGTATATCGACGGCACAGCAAACATTGACTCGCTTGTAGCCGACACAGCGGATATTAACGCTGGTAGCGTAGACGGCACTACAGTTGGTGCGGGTACACCCGCGTCTGGTAGTTTTGCAGGGCTTACAGCTACAGGTACAGTTAACTTCTCTGGTGCTACAGTATCTAATCTAGGTGCAGTAACTACAGCCGACATTAACGGCGGTACAGTAGATGGTGTTACTTTAGGTACCAACAGCGCAGTAACAGAAGCACAGATCGACAATATCAATATTAATGGTAATGCGATTACTAGCACTAACTCGAATGGAAACATCGACCTTACTCCAGCAGGATCAGGCGAAGTTAACATTAGCAAAGTAGACATCAACAGCGGTGCTATCGACGGGACTACTATCGGTAGTTCTTCTGCTTCTAGTGGTGCATTCACAACAGTTTCAACATCAGGCCAAGCAACGCTTGCTACGGTAGATATCAATGGGGGTGCCATCGACGGTACGGCTATTGGTGGTACTACAGCATCTACAGGTGCCTTCACTACTGTCTCAGCAACTACATACACGGGTGCTGTCACTGGTAACGTAACCGGCAATGTCACAGGTAATGTGACGGGTAACGTAACTGGAGATCTCACTGGTGATGTAACGGGTGACGTTACAGGTAATATCACAGCTAGTTCTGGCCTATCTACGTTTAACAATGTTGTCGTTAACGGTACAACTAACTTTACCAACACAACTCTAACAAACGTAACAGATCCAACTAATGCACAGGATGCGGCTACTAAGAACTATGTAGATACTCAGTTATCTGGATTAGTAGATTCTGCACCGGGAACACTCGATACACTGAATGAACTGGCCGCCGCTCTAGGTGACGATCCTAACTTCAGTACAACAATCACTAACCAGATCGCTACTAAGCTACCTAAAGCCGGTGGCACAATGTCGGGTGCTATCGCTATGGGATCTAATAAGATCACTGGCGTTACAAATCCTACAGCTAACCAAGACGCATCTACTAAAGCCTACACAGACGCCCAGCGCGATACTCGTGTAGCCAAGTCAGGTGATACAATGTCTGGTGCCCTTGCTATGGGCTCTAACAAGATTACAGGCCTCGGTACTCCAACAGCTAACGCTGACGCTACTACCAAGCTCTATGTCGATAACATCCTTGGATCAGCTACGGTTGCCGCTACTTCGGCCTCTAACGCGGCTACAAGTCAAACAGCCGCCGCAAATAGTGCCACAGCCGCCGCAAATAGTGCGACAGCTTCGGCTAACAGCGCCGCTTCTGCCGCCGCTTCATACGATCTATTTGATGACAGATTCCTCGGTGCTAAGTCTAGTGCGCCTTCCGCAGATAATGACGGTGGATCTCTCGTTGTAGGTACTTTGTACTTTGATACGACTGCACAGCTTATGAAGGTCTACGGATCTTCTGGATGGCAATCAGCCGGTTCAGCAGTCAACGGTACGTCTGAGCGTTATAAGTATGTAGCGACAAACAACCAAACCACGTTTAGTGGAGCAGATGCTAACAGTAATGCACTTGGCTACGATGCCGGGTTCCTTGACGTTTATCTGTCAGGTATCCGTCTCGTTAACGGTGTGGACTTCACAGCTACTTCAGGAACTAGCGTTCAGTTAGCTTCTGGTGCGACTACAGGTGATATACTAGAGATAGTAACTTACGGTACCTTCGTATTATCTAACCAGACGCTAAATGGTCTTACGGACGTTAATACAGGTGGGGTAAGTACAAATAATATTCTTGCTTACAACGGTAGTACTTTTGTACCTACCGCTACGCCTACATTCACTTCATTGACTGTACCAACTATTACAGGCAATACCGCAGTAGGCGGTAGAATTACAAGTGCTAACACTACTGTTGGTTCTGGAACAGCAACTACATACGTTGATTTAACCATTAATGGAGCATCTACGGCTAATTATGGCCCAATAATTCAGTTGCAATCAGCAGGGGCAACTTTTGGTAAAATTTCTAACTACGGACGTATTCAGGGTGGAACAAGCACCGATATGTTCGTTACAACTGCTTCAACTAATAGCTTAATACTTGGAACTAATAATGCCGCTAATTTAACTATTGCAAACGGTGGTGCGGCTACATTTACAGGAACAGTTACAGCCAACGCTGGTGTAATAGTAGATAACATCACAATAGATGGGAATGACATATCTACAACCAACAGTAATGGTAATTTAAGTATTACTCCCAATGGCACTGGTAACGTCAATATATATTCAGACACTGTGGCTATAACAGCGGCTGAAAACGAATCAGCCAGTTTAGTTTTGGCTTCTGATGAAGCCGATGACAATCCAGACCTCTGGCGTTTTAGAAACAACACGGACAATACGCTTACTATAGGTAATCAAATATCTGGTTCTAATGTAGACCACATTACGATTACACCTAACGCAACAGTAGCTGATTCAATAGCGGCATTTGCAGGGAAAATTACTGCGGCAGGGGAATTAACAGCTAACGGATTAGACCTCCACGCAATAGCCCAATCTAAGTCTGACACAGCCGTAGACGTATTCGTCTATGACACTAGCAAGGACTCTGACGGTGGTGCATGGAGACATCGCACACAAGGCACTAATTGGTACAACGAGACGTTAAACACTAGCACTCGTGGAGCAACTAAGAAGTTCCCAAGCGTTGCTGTGATTGTTGCTGATACTAGCAAGGTTACTATCTACGACGGGGATGACCCTAGCATGCCTATGTGGATGGTGTTTAATTTGCTAAACCAAGATCAAGTGTCTATTTCAGCTATGAACGGCATAGTGTGTCTTGGAAATAAATGGGCCGCTAATTCTGGTTACGGCGGCAATGGATTCGTATTATTTGAATTTGTGGCAGATCGTTCTCGACATACCCTTTCTAATGGTACCGTTCCCTCTTATGATCCAGAACGAGTGGCAGTTATTTCTGGGAATCAGGCGGATATTAACATATGGCCTAAAAATTCTGCAAACGGCGCAAGAACTTATTCAATGATAAGTTATGTTGTCAACGACGTAGCCATGACAGTCCTCCCCAACGCACCAATCGACGCTGACACTGGACTACCTGTGCCAACCATAGCGGTTGCTACTGATGGTGGTGTGAGTGTTATTAAGGATGATGGGAGTGTTCACAACTTGTCTGGGGGCGCAATTGAAACTATTGCAATTAACGACAGACACGAGTTTATTACTGCCCCTACGCTAACCTCTGACACAATGTTGGTAAAGCCGCTTTCTACAAGCGATGCTAATTTAGACTGGAATACGGGTTTGCGGGGGTATAGTTACAACCCCGCTACAGCTCTTTACCCATTCTTGTCATATAGGCAAGCGAACACTGTAGCGACACCTGAAGGATTTAGCTTCACTAGAAGCGCAGAGGCGGGAGGCGGTCTGACCTTCATGAGTGAAGACTTCACAAATGCAAGGCGGACTTTACAAGCTACTATTAGGCCTGACTCCAACACCGGTTGGATGGTAGGTGACAACAAGGTAGCTACCCTTTCGGATACTGATGATACAAATGTTGCTGGTACAAACTTAGTAAGTAATGGTGACTTTAGCAACGGAACTACTGGCTGGGGTGCTTACGCTGGAGGCACTAACTTTAGTGTGGTTAGTGGACAGTTCGTAACTGTAGATGACGCTTTGCAAGCAATCTCTGTTGTCGCTGGCAAGACTTATGTCGTTGAGGGCGATGTAGCCACAGGTACAGGCATTAATATATATGGTAACGGACAGGCTACTGGAGCAAGCATTGCATATATACGGCAATCAAGCCAGCAAAATACTTTTGTGGCACCAACTAATGAGATTAGTGTCTATGTTTATGCCAACTCAACCGTAGACAACATCTCAGTACGCCTAGCCGAACCAGACCGCAGTGTTGCTAACTTTGGTTACGGCAAAGGACTCCAAGTATTCGGCACAGTCACTAAGACGGCTGTAGCAACGGGTGCTGATCTTGTGGGGTATAGTGGGTTCTCTACAAGTAACTATCTGCGACAGCCTTATAATTCTGATTTAAACTTTGGTACGGGTGATTTTTGTGTTATGGGGTGGCAAAAAGGCACAGATCCTGTCGGCCCGTTTGTAACTCGTAATTCAGATAACGGAAACCACCTATTTACCGTTGGCTCATATACCACCGATAAAGTGTGGTTTTCAACAGGGGATAGTTCAGGAAACAAAACATCGATACTAACAGAACTAACAACTCCCACTATTGATGGCAATTTATGGAACTGCTGGTGTTTTGTACGAAGAAATGGTGTGCAAGAAGTCTGGCTCGGGGGTGTTTTGCAAGGTACAAAAAGTGGCACAGTTCGAGATGTGTCTAGTACAGATGCAGTTCTGTATGTGGGAACAGATGGGCCTTCAGCAAATTATGCCGCAGACTATACTGGCTCCCTAGCCCTTTGGCGCATTTCAGCCACAGCCCCAACCGCAGAGCAAATCGCTAAAATCTATCGTGACGAGAAGCACCTCTTCCGAGCTAATGCTAAAGCTACCCTATACGGCTCCTCAAGTGCTGTAACAGCCCTCGCATACGATGACGATACTGAACTACTCCACGCGGGTACAAGCGCAGGACGTAGCGTATTCCAAGGCTTGAGGCGGG